TTGATGAATTACTTAACAAATGGAAAAATATAAAGGATTAACAACATGGCCACAAAAGTAGATTACAAAAAATTCAGTAAGAAAAACCTAATGCCCACGGTTGAGAAAGTGGAGCGCAAAGGTACCGGGTTTAACTCGTTGACCAAGGTTGATAATATGCGCAGGCTGCTCAAGTACAAAGACATGTACGACAGGCTGTATGAGTTCAGGAAGAACCGCCGCCGTAATATAAACTACACCTTCGGCAAACAGTGGGATGACCTTATGGAAGATCCGGATAGCCCGTATGGCCGTAGCATAACGGAGGAAACGTACATAAAACGCCAGGGGAAAGTACCCCTTAAAAATAATCTTATCCGGCAGCTCAATAAGTCTGTTTTAGGGACTTTTAGGGGAAACAAAACCGAGCCCGTAGCCATTGCCCGGGATCGCGACGAACAGAAGGTAGGGGAGATGATGAGTATTGCCATGCAGTACGCCTATCAGAATAACGACCTTTGGGAGATCGACGCGCGTACACTGGAGGAGTTTCTTATTTCGGGATTCTGTATACAGGTAACCCGTTTCAAGTGGTGGCGCACCCGCCAGATGTATGATGTGTATGTAGCTCAGGAGAACCCCTCGCGTTGTTTCTTTAACGCCGACATGGCAGATCCTCGCGGGGATGACTTACGGGTATTTGGTGTTTTGCGGGACATGCCAATTGCGGACGTACTGGCGGACTTCGCCAAAAACCGCGAAGAGGCGGTACGTATTCGCGACTTATACAGATACACAGACTCACAGTTAGCCTCTCAATACGACGCCTTTACAAACCGGAGATTTACGGAGCTTGATTTCTTTATCCCCATTGAGCCAAATACCTGCCGTGTTATCGAAGCATGGAGCCTGGAGAGCAAAGAGCGGTTACGGGTACACGATACCCTGAACGCCGAAAGCTATGTGGTGGAGATATCAGATAAAGGAGAACTGGATAAACAAAACCAAACGAGGATCGCCGAAGCCACCGGACAGGGGGTAGCCCCCGAGGATGTGCCACTGATCGAGTACGACTGGTTTATAGACCAGTACTGGTATGTTCAGTATCTTACCCCTACCGGAGAGGTACTCTTTGAAAGTGAAACACCTTTCGAGCACAAGGATCAGCCTTTCAGCTTGAAGGCTTACCCATTGGTTGATGGTGAGGTGCACTCCTTTGTTGAGGATGTGATAGACCAACAGCGTTATATCAACCGCCTGGTGACAATGATTGACTTCATTATGGGCGCCAGTGCCAAAGGGGTGCTTATATTCCCTGAGGAGGCTCTGGGGACGATGAGTAAAGAGGAAGTGTTGGATGAGTGGGTAAAGTATAACGGGGTTATTTTTGCTAAAACTAAGGGGGGTATTCAACTTCCAGAGCAGATAAGCACGAACGCCACAAACGTAGGGGCTTATGAGCTGCTTAACATACAGCTCAAACTATTGAATGATATATCCGGGGTGCATGGCGCTTTGCAGGGCCAGACGCCTACCGCGGGAACGCCTGCAGCGATGTACGCGCAGGAGAGCCAGAACGCTGCCACCAACCTGATGGACTTATACGAGAGTTTTAACAGCTTTCGCCGGCAACGGGATTACAAGTTGATGAAAACTATACAACAGTATTATGATAGTCCGCGTTACATCAACATTGCCGGTAAGGATTACAGCGAACAAAGTAAGTTCTATGATCCGGCGAAAATAAGAAATTCGGAGTTTGACATATCAATCGCCGAAAGCCCGAGCACTCCAGCATATCGCACGGTGATGAACGGTTTCTTATTAGAGCTGTTCAAGGGGCAGGCTATTGACGTCAAAACGTTGTTGGAGAATTCCGCATATCCGTTCGCGGATCGCATATTGAGTTCCATACAGCGCAAAGAAGAAGAAATGCAGCAGGCGCAAGCTGGTGCGGGCGGTTTAGAGGTTCCACAAGAACTGCAACAACAAGCCAACCCACAGGCTATGCAGCTATTCGATCAAATGATGCAAACAAAAGGGGTTGCTTAGCCCCCTTTTACCTTTTTATGCAACCCTAAGAATAGCCCCTCGTGAGAAGGGCTATTCTGCTATGCGTAATGAGTTAACCGTTAATTGGATATTCTATTTATTATTCATCTTCCTCAACCTATCATATAATTCAGAACCAGGCTTAATACTAATAATTAAATCCTCTTCATCATTACTAACTACATCGATATTCTTCTTGCTAATTTCTAATATTATAGGATATCCCTTATTATGACCATCTTCAAACACAGGATCACTACCATCTATATAGCAGTGTTCGTTGTCGTTTGTTAAGAATATTGTGCTTTTAGAACTCATAGTATGTTTTTTTTTGCAAATATAATAAAAATAATAAAGGAATTAGCTATTTTACTTTTTAGCATTAATGTATAATAAAAACAATATTACTCAACAATTACCCAGTCTTCAGAAAGAATATCAGTTTGAGAAGCAAGCCATGGAGCATAATCTGAATATCCTTCTCCCCAATATTGTGAGTCACCGGATGTTTTCACTATAATATGCGAAAGCATTTGTCCCGGATTTCCCTGAGTAACATTTAGAGAACCGTCCGGAGTAAATTCTGGTATGTTGTGCATTGCAGATACATCATCATCAGTTCTTCCATCATCATAATGTCTGCCTATTGCAGGGTTCAAATGGCCATTTACAGGATATCCCTGAATTAATTTCAAATACATACCTTTACCATTCCACCCTGTACGGGAAACTCTAAACCCTCTTTTTATAGCCTCAATAGCCTCTCCGAATGTCAAACCTTCTCCAATTTCTTTATAAGATTTTTCGAACACTTCTTTCGGACTCCACGAAGTATACCCGTTTGCATAAACTACTTTGTAACCTTCGCGATCTTTCCCTGGCTCACAACACGAAACCCCATCATGACCTTCTGCCCACTGTTGTCCTTGTGTCATTGGTTCAGCCTGAACTACTTTTATTCCTAAATACTTTTTCATTATTATTACACTTAACCTCCAGTGTGAGTTTTAAACTGATGTTAAATTATTTTTCACCTACTATGCGCCCAATGAACGTAATTGGGCTACAGTTATATTTTTTTGATAAATTATGAATCGCCATCGCCTGATTTCTTTCTGTTGTTAGTCCTGTTTTTCTTTCTATTTCATTAAATAAACCGTTCCGCTTTATACCTTCGATAGTCATATTAGAAACATCCATCGTTCCAGGAACAAGTTCTCTACACCAAAAGTAATCTTGCTGCTCCTCAGGTAGTTTATTATATTGCTCTTCTACTTTCTCGAAATCAAGAACCGCAATAAAATAATTATCTTCTTTATCGTAATCATATCCGCTTTTAAATGGTTCTGAAACCTCTACAGGATTCATAATGCCAATAACGGACTGAGAACATAAGAAATAGTATTTCGCTACTTTTACTTCCCGAATTCCATTCATATGAGTGTCTTGTTGTCCGATATGGTCCTGTGGCCATTCACAAGTCTTTTTTATTGACTCTCTGAAAATACTTTTTTCTTCCTTTCGAAGATATTTACACAGCCTATGGTAGGGCTTTGTTCCTGAACCTAAGTATGAAGCCGTTTCATACATAGAAATAGCAGAGTTAATTTCATCCATAACCGGCCCGCTCCTTCTTATTCTCCTTTCAACCCCTTTCTTAAGCTCCTTTTTGAGCTTCCGGGGGATCTTGACTATTTTTGGTATTTTCATATTTTTAATTTTCTGTAGTCTTAAATCGCAGCTATTCTGTTTCTGAGACCTTGGGGGTTATAACCTCGATATCCTCTCTTTTAAACACTCATTATATGTGTGCATGGCCGCAGCTTGGATATTTAATAACGTCTTTTGAACCGGGTCAATCCCGGAGGGCTTTTCACTCTTGTTGAAATCGTTTAGCTTGTTTAGCTTTTCTTGTAATTGCGCCTGTTCTTCAACAAGTCTACTCTTAAAATCGTTCATAATGTTTTTAATTTATATCGTTAGTGTATAATAGGTGGTTTATATTTGAGGTGCGGTAGAAATAGCCTCTCGTGAGAAGGGCTTTCTTGTTTTACGGATAAATGTTGTTTCGCATACGTCGGTGTTAGCGGTAATGCTACCACCCACCGCACCTAAAAGCATTTATACGCCTTAATCGTTCCTCCTGTGTTTCTGCTTTTCCTACGTAGTTTCTATAAACCTCACACGCTTTATCATGATTAGTTCGTGCCTCTACAATATTATTGGCTAAATAATCGTCATCAAAAGCACTACCACTAACACACGGTAAAACCCCATTGCCTTGTTGGTTATCAATCTTTTCTGCTTCGTTTTTCATTTTGTTCTAATTTAGCTATACAAGTGAGAAGATTTTAACATTGATTATTGTTAAACACCCGGCAAAACCAGCCAACAGGTTCGGCAATTGCTTTCCTGACTTCCTTGATAATGAAATAGAGAAGAAACCCTATAACGATAAGCCCGAAGGTTATCACTCCCCCTGCATCACTGGATGTCCATACAACCATGGGATCTCCGCTGCAAGAGAGTAGAAAAGAGGTAGCTAATAACCCGGATAAAATACGCCCGGATGACCGCAGCGCCTTCTTGTCAATGGCGCTCCGTTTAGCTTGTGCCCGTTTATATCGCACCTGCTCCATGTACCGGAGCCACTCAACACGCTTTTTAGACTTTTCCTCTTGACTTATGGCGCCCTCGTTGTTTAGTTTGGTAGGGGTGAAGTAAAAGCACTCCTTCATAACAGTTAGATGATCCGCTTTAGGAGACATTTGGTAGATCTTCTCTACTTTCAACCCGCCTTTAACCCATCGTTTGGTACCGTCTTTCTTATCTACCCAGTGGCCGTGCTCAAAGTATCTACGCCTTACGGGGGTTTGCAACCTCGTTAGTTCCTCTTTGCAGAAAACTTGTAGGTTGTGGTTCCAGTCGGGTAACACGAAGTATCTTTTGTTATGGGCACGCTGTTTACTGTCGGCCATGTATACGGCCAGTTTTAACCGCCATCCGTCGTACTTCAAACGGATTAGCATTAGGATAGTCGCCCAGGAATTTAGTAGGAATTTTTGGATCTGTTTCATGGTCTGTTTGTTTTATGTTTTGAATTTTTAGCTTTAAAAATTGACGCCGCGGCATAGTATAGTTTATATTGTTGCAACTCCATCACCCCTTATACTCCTCGCGCTTCCGGTGGCCTTATCCTCGATAAACCGCGGAGGTGGCAGGTATTGGTAGCAAACCCACACCCCGATAGCCCGGGTAATGTGCCGGTCATCCCGGCAACCGTCCACGGCTCCTATAGACCCGTTCTCTTTTATCTCCAGGGTGTCATGCTCGTCACAGGCTGCTACGCTGTTCTCTATATACAAGTCTTCACGTACGGCCTTCTTCTGGTGGTCACACACCATCTGCTTACTGCTTCGGTTAGTGTGGAACCCCCAGCGTGGTGGTACACCTTCTTTTATCTTATCGGAAGGGGTGCGCGAGAAAAGGTTATCGTACTCAAAAGCGATCTCATCCAGTATATACTCGAAGTGGTCGCCTTCGGTTTCCTCAGTCTCCAGGGTGTTGCTCTCGATCACCAGCAAAGAGGTTTGATAAATCTTTGCTATCTGGGCAGCCTTCCACGCCAAAAGGTCATGATCGATATGTCCGCACCATTCAGCCACTACCTCAGGGACACCCGCCTGGGCCATCCACAGACGGTCAAAAACAGCAATACAGCTGTTGTCGGCCTTATCGCTTCGCCCACCAATATCGACCACGGTTACATACCTGTCGGACACTTTCTCTGCTCCGGGCATTGCCCAGACAAATAGGTTACCTTTTTCCTCCGATTTGAACTGTATGTCAAGTAGGGCATCTTTACCGTGTGTATCTTTGCCATAAACATCGCCCTGGAAGATAGGGGTTGAACATCCTTTGCGCAAACGATCAACGTCGCCAATAGGATAAAACCTTCTACCGGTTGATTGGAACGCCTCAATGTCGTTACTCGGGAACTCGGATATAAACCGCCAGTCGTCTGAATAGTCTTTTCGTTTATTCCTGTACCAGGCAATCCCCTCTAAGGTAGCCCCTTCATCAAACAATCGGCGTTCTTTATCGGACATGCTGTCAATGAACTTGCGGTAGTTGTCGATTGGAGTCTGGTATAATTCGATTTCAAACCATGATACGAATACAGGATCGAACCCGCTTTCCCCTTTCTTTGCCCGGAGCCATTCCCGGTGAAAGAAGTTACCCACCCCTTTGGCCGTACTTTCATACACGATCATACTGTCGGACATATCCCCGATCCCGGAGACAATGGACTGTACCAGGTCTTCGGGTTTCTTTCCCGCGGTAGCTGCCCACAGTCCAACCTCTGACAAGTGAGCCATGGCGGTATCATCCCCGCGGACTCCGTCGGGTTTCTCGGCAGATCCTATGGTTATACGGCAACCCCGCTCTTTAATCTGCCGGGTTTTCTGGGAATTCTCAAACGGTAGTAGTTTGAGCGGTCCTTCGACTTCCCCCTCAAGCAGCCAGGTAGGGTATTTCTTTAGAATTTTGGAGTACATCCCCCGTATCACTTTGGCAGTGTTCTCTACATGGGCACAAATAACACTATGCCATTGCTCGTGGTGTACAAGCTGCACCCATACCATGAATATCTGTACAAGGGTTGACCCGCCCCACTGCCGGGCTTTGAGAAGTATGATCCGGATAGGTTTACGAGCTAAGAAAGCTTTGTACAACCTTTTCAACAGCTTACGCTGCCCCCGGTTAAGATAAAACGGAATATCCCGCGGGGAGTTCTTTTCTTTTATCTCAGCATATTCAAAAGCCCAATACTCGAAGTCGTACAGTATACGGACCTTAATAAATAAGCGCCAGACCTCGTCGATGGTAAGCGGTCCGGGATCAATACCGTAAAACAATAAAACGGCTTTAAGACTCCCTGCTTTAATGATCGCCTCTACAAGGCCGTTCTTTAGCATATTAGCCGGTAGCCACATTTTAGTGATAGGGGCGTCGGGTATTTCTACCAGTACACGTTCACAGCAGTCGCTACCTTCCCCCGTTAAGGGGTTGTACGTTTTGCGGTGCAATGTCTTGCGCCGGTTATTCTCTGTTATGTACTGGGTGTAGTTCATTAATTCTGATTAATCAAGATAGCTTCAAAGCCGTGTTGCTCCTGTTCGTACAAGTCCAGCAAGAAGGGCACGAGCTTCTCCTGGGTAAACGGGTTCAGGTAGGTAAGGTCATCAACCATCCCCCCGAGTTTAACCGTGGAGACCGCCTTGGTTTCTTTTATCTCTTTGTCCAGCTGCCGGAGCAACTCAACCCGTTCACCTATCACAGTGATTTTAGTTCTCAAATCTTTGAGAGCCTGTTTTTCTTCTTTCGATTTTGCCATGATGCGTATATTAGCGTAAATAATAATCCGAATATAAAAGCGTGCAGGTGCACAAATATGTTTGTATTTTTAAAGTAGTAGGTTACAAGGTTTACCACCGCGAATACCGATAGATAGATCAACAGGTTACGACTCGGGTATAAGGCCGCATATCCCCCGAACAGGAATAACACAACCCCTGAGGCTCCGATAGTGGGTAGATCCATTTCAGCCCCATAGGTGGCAAGGAAAGCCCCCAGGATCATCACAGGAAAGAGTACCCCGCTTTTAATCACCATATTCACAGAGGTGTACAGGAAGTGAAACGACACCATGTTAAGCACAAGGTGTAGAAGCCCTATATGTGTGAACATGTACGTGAGCCGGGTATACGACGGTGCCTCGGCCGTAAAGCCTAAAACCCGTACATCAACCCAGAAGGATACCAGGTAAACGATAATACATGTGAGGATAAAAAGGGATTTCATATAACCATTTTTAAAAAGTAACTTCTTTTTGAGAAACCCCGGGAGTTTCACCCGGGGTCGCGCATTACACGGCCATTCTTAACGACGGTGAGCACATTGAGATAAATTTGCCTTTTATGGGCTACAAAGCTCTCCGTTAG